GATGGTAAAAAGTTATTTGGATATGTTCCACTATCTGTGTTTGTCATAGACAAAGACAACTGTGATGTGGAATAAAAACTTGGTATTGGAATATAGTTAGAGTTATTTGTTATTGGTGAAGTTACATCATCTGTTGACAGATAATAGTATGGTAGAGTTGAGGTAAATGCACTGTAACTTGTCGGGTCGGCAGAAAAACTATATGAAGTATGATACAAAGTAGTGTTATTGTTACTTGTTGTAACATGTGATTGTGGTTTTGTACCTGAAGTTACTCTTTGTATTGGTCTATTCATATAATAATCACCTGTTACTGTCACAGTATTTGGTGTAGTGTACCCGAATATTCTTGACAAATCGTATTTAATCTCTTGTTGTTGTGTTTGTGGATCAACACCTCTTACTAATATTAAAACCTCGTAATTTGTATTATTAGAAAGTCCTGAAAGAGCAGGTCCTAAATTTTCATCCGCATGGTCTTGGAAATTAATTGAGTTAGTGCCGCAATCCGGTCTTCTATATTTAATCTCGTGTAGTAAGTATGTTTTTGGATAAAATCCTGTATTTGATGTATTTGACATACTCAAAAATTGACTTACGGTATAACCCTCAACTAACTGAAAGTATTCTATATCAGGATTATACTTCAAAAATCCTTGTTCTCTATTTGGTACTCCACTTCCTATACCCGTTTCTTGAGCAAAATTTACAAAAACATTCACTGTTGTTTCTGTGTTTTGACCTGTAGCATAAGTAATAGGTACGGTTATAGAATTTCCTGTTAAAGTTGTTCCTGTAATTGCATTATTACCAAATTGATTAGTAGTTGCTCCAGTAAGTAAAAAGTTTGAATTTGATAATGCAGGATCTTGGAAAGAGATTATGTTTCCTACACCAATTTGTTGACTTGCCCCTGGATTTGCCAAAACAACTAAAACTTGATCTTGATAACTTGGACTTCCTAAAGATGGGTTTACTGTTACGTCAATTTTATTTACACCCGAAAAGAACTTGTCTCTTGTATTAAAATCGTTGAGTTTTTGTGGAAATGTTTCTGAATTTGGGACCGCCCAATATCTTTCATCAGGTGAACCTAAAGATACTCTATCAACCGCAAATAACCATGGTTGAGGTGCATGATAAAGAAGAAACTCGTTCTGAATTACTTTTATTCCACCAGTTGATGACAAGACATCATAACCTGAAAACATCCTTTTAAAATCTATAAGAGCTCTTGCAACTACGTCTCCATCAACGTCTTGGTCGACAGCGGCGGTAAGTAAAGATTTGTATTTACTTCCAGAACAATGAAATGGTCCTCCGTTATTTGCTCCAACATCTTCCCCCGGTAAGTTTTGATAATTTGGGTGTTCCAATATATATGATGCAGAAATATTTACAGGTGCTAAAAAGGATCTTGCTGTCGCTAAAACAACTTCTGACTCAGGTTCATCTCCTAACTGTTGATCAATTGAGTCATTGACAGAATTTGCATCCATGTCATCATCTAAAACAGCATTTCCACAGTCACAATCACATGAAGTACATTCAGGATAAGCAATCATTGGTAACCCAATTCTTGGAAAGTTACTAATTCTAATCAGTCGAGTTGCTGCAAATATTGTAAAAGCCGCCGCGAGTGCAAATCTGAAAACAAAAGAAAGTGCTTGTGCTGCAATTCTGAAGTACAAACCAATGTTGACAACAGGACCTCCTAATGGGGAAAATGCACCATTTTCAATACCTGAATTGATCCAATCAACCATGTCCCTTACCGCATCGTAAGCGAAATAAATTCCTAAAATAATAAGAAGGTATTTGAGTATTGGCCAAGCCCATGCAACAAAATGGGCCAAAAATAATATGACCAATAAAGGAATTGTTAAAATATTGATTAGTATGTTAAAGACAAAAAATATAAAATCAAAATTTCTTATTATGTCATTTACAGGAAAAGTATTATTAGTTGATTTACAAGATCGATTATCAATTTCTTTAATACCTAGATGTCTAGCTCTTCCTATTCCATTTTTATATCTATCCAAAAACATCGCGGTTGTATAAACCTTGTTGTATTGAAATTCATAAAAAGTATCATCGCAATTTATTGCCGACTGTGGGTCTGCATAATCATCCCAATCCAATGAAAAGGCGTAAGATCTTAAAACATCAAAATAATATTGTGGATAAAAATTGTAAGTAACTTGTTGTTGATTTGCGGGATCAATAACTGTTGAGGTAAATGTAACAAGATCTCCAGGTGTTACTGGTATTGATTGTATACTACCGGTATATGGATTTCCATTAATTGTAATTGTTAAACCTGATGCGTTTACAACTTTAGTTATTTCAATACCTCCAGATTGTGCAAACGGTGGACAGTTAGCGGTTGTTAAATAAGATAAAGTAGTTGTTGTTTTACTTGCGGGATCAAATGGATCTATGTTTGAGTTAGACCATCCGTATTCTTTTACATTTGGTACTAAAAAATTTGCCCTTTGAAATTCTTTTTCTAAACCTCCATCTGACTCCCATCTGAATTTAAATCTGTATCTTCCTTTTGTAGGTATTCCAACATTTGGGTCGTTAGATATAACTTGGTTTCCAAATTCGTCGGTTGTAATATATTCCAAATTCATTGGTATTTGTACCAAATAAGATCCGTCACCATCAATTACTTTACCTCCCGATGGTAAATCAGCCACCTCCAAGATTGGTTTTCCTGAACTGTCAATTTGTGTTGTCTGTCTTATTGCTAAAATTTGACCTGGTCCTGAAATTAACTCACAAAGATTTCCTGTATTATTTTTTGGTTTACAAGCTGTACCTAATGCATCATCATCAGTAGTAGAAATTATTGATCCCATAAAAACCGAAGTCGGTTTTATGGTGAGGTTAATCTCATTGGATAGGTCAAAATCTTGCCTTAGTATTCCTATTATACAGTTTTCTTCGTCACCCCAAAAAGGTTGGATATCTATTTGTTTAACCAAAGACACAATTTGAGGTAGTTCCTCCAAATTATTAGAACTTTTGAATTTGCTCCCGTTGAATTGTCCTTCGCCAGCAAATCCAGAATCTATTAAATCCTGTGGTGACAAAGAAAAACAACCAATGTCTGAGAGATCAACATTTAGTATTAAAGTTTGAGAACCCAATGGTACCCCAAAAATCATAAAATCGCCACTTTCATTTGTTGTTACAGTGTACTTATAGTATTTGTCAAAAACTTCAACATATGACTTGTTGAGTAAAGCGTCTGTAAGGGAAGGAAACGATCCTGTTGAAACGTGTCCCTGATAGGAAGGGGAACTTGGTAATAAATTATATTTATATCCATCTTCATTTACATCACTAGCGCTTTTGTAGGGATATAATTCTGAAATGATTGGGTTATTTTCATCTTCATTTGTTATCGGTATGAAAATTGAAAGTTTTGCATTTTGTAAACCAAATCCACCATTAACAAAAACACGTCCAGCAACAACTCCATAGTCGGCACATCTTCTTTCATAAACATCTGATTGAGTTAGTTTCAGAGAAAGTAATTCTAAAAAATCAAAATCTTGTTCAATTTTAACGTCTAACTGTTTCTCAATCCCTACTTGGGTTCTTATTCTATATGATTTTGGCATTAAAAAATTCTTTTTTCATAAATAGTTTATTTCCTATTTTGAATAAAAATAATCTGATTTCTGAAAAAATAAACGATCAAGAAAATGCAACCGTAGATAAATTGTTCACACTTATTTTAATGTCGGTAGTAGGGAACCTTACTTGGTAAATTTGTGATGGTTCAGCAAAAATAGTATCCGCAATTAATTGTATTTGTTTTGTGTTAGGATTTGAGTAGGTTTGTGATGTTTGAGCGGATGAATACTGACCACCAACCTTATTATAAACTCTAATATCGGAAATAGACAATACACCATTTTCACTCTGTATTAATCTTCTTAATTCTGAAATGTTTACATTTTGTCCCATAGTTCTGACTAAAGGTGACATGAAATTATTTGTTATATCTACCACTTTTGCAATTACAGAACTTTGACTTTGCGTTGAATCTAAAACAATGTCGATTTCAAAACCTAAGTCGATAGGGTTACCTGACTCCACAGAAATGTAATCGTTTATCATTCTATAATTTGACAAATAATTTGCAACGTTTGTTTTCAAGACATTTGGAACTGTTGAAGATAACTTTCCTTCGGAGTCGTAGGACAACATCTTAATTCTTATTTTATTATTTTCCTCAACTATTGAAACCTTCGAAGGTGCTCCAAACTGTGAGGGCATCGTTCTCAAAATTGAATCGTAATCATTTACAGTTACCGCCCTATTTTGGGCTGCAAAATTAAATGTAACATAATTTCGTACCTCTTCTAATGTTGGTTGTGGTGCTCCTCCTACTGCGGCAAACGGATTTGTACATGTTAATGAATTAATAACACTAGTGTTTGTGTTTTCAGAAGGTCCTGTTACGAAAAAGTTAGTATTTTGTACTTGTTTTATAACATCAATACCTACATTAGTCGATGGTCCACCTCCGACTCTGTATTGAATGAATAAGGTTGTGTTTGCTTTTAGTGTACTACCTAAACCTAAATTGTTAGAATACTTATTAATATTTAATTGTCCCCCTTGTAATGCAAATTCTCTTAGTTGTTGTTCTGCAGAAGTATTACCACCACCAAAAGTTAATTTCATAAATCCCTGAGGGGTAAATTCGGTCATAAACTTGTCTGTAACAGAAATATATTTACCTACTTTAATACCAGGTGCATCAGATGGTTTGGTTGGATCTTCAACAAAAACTCTATCTTCCACCAATGATCGAACCTCATACCATCTACCTACTGGTGTTAAAAATTCTTGAGGAGTAGGTACGTTGGAGTAATTTGTACCGTCTTTAACAATAACACTTGATACTCCCAAAACATTTCTTTCAGGTAAAAACAATTCAAAAAATGGTCTTACATCATTTGCGGTTATTACCCTTTTGAAAACTTTAGTAAGTCCATTAACAACAACTTCTCTTTTTGTTACTGTGTAATTTATTATGGTGCCTGAAGAATCAATGTTT